TACTTACTTTTTAAAATTTATATTTATAATACAGACGCTCCCTAGTGTTGCTGCAAGTTGAAGTGACTTTTCCTAAAGCTGTATATGTTTTTCTGAAAAATTTTAGGACAATTGGACAAACCGCCTTAAGTGCTTGATTTCACAGGGAAAAGGCTTGTCCAGTTTCTAAAAAGTTTTAGGACACCTGTCTACTTTCCGTCCATTTTGTCCGAAAACCGAAAACGAGGATGGCTTCTTTGTCCGGTTTTGAGTCCCAAAGCCATCCCAGGACAGATCGGCGGTATGGTTGCTGTAGGGCTCCTTCCACCTTACCCCAGGCTTCCTCTAGAAGGCCTCTGGAAGGCCATTAGAGCTGTTTTAAATGGGTGTGGCTACACTGGCCTTGGGTTAGGGTTTTAAATGGCTTAAAACTCGTTTAAATCATTCCTTAAAAAAGTACCCATTCAGTTAAAATTTGAAGTACAATCGCTCAAAGCGTAAACCTAATCCTACATGACCAACCTATACCAACCCCCTCTCGTACCTGGCACCGGCTCTTACGGCGGCGGGGTCGCAGGCCAAGGCAACCATGCCGCAACGAAGAACCCTTACTTCACAGTCGGGTCCCAGTTCTTACCTAGAAACCTTCACGACGTAATTCGCTGGGCTCGGTACATTGCCATTCAAAGCCCTGTCACAACAGAAGTCGTTCGTAAGCTTGCTACCTATCCGATCACAGGATTCACTTACGCATCACAAGACCCTTCCGTACGTTCTAAGTACGAAGAGCTTGTCAAGAGCTTTCGGCTAATCACTACACTGCACAACGTCGGCTTTCAGTATCATACGGTCGGAAACGTCTTCGTTAGCCTGTACTTCCCTATTATTCGAACGCTTGTCTGCCCAAGCTGCAAGACTGCTTACGGTGCGGAGAAAGCTAAGTTCTTGTCATTTAAGCAATTTGAGTTCACAGGTCAGTGCCCGTCTTGCGGACATACTGGTAACTTTCATCGCCATGATGCGAAGTCTACGAACATTAAACACATGAATGTGATCCTGTGGGATCCTACCCACATCACGGTCAACCACAATCCTATCTCAGGTCGCAGCGACTATTACTACAACATCCCTAACGATATCCAAAGAAAGATTCGTGAAGGAGATCGTCTGTTCCTAGATACGGTCCCTTGGGAATTCGTGGAGGCTGTCAAGAACAAACAAGAGTTTCAGTTCGAAGAAGATCACATCTTTCACCTGAAAAACATCGACATGGGCTTTGCAATCAATGGTATTTCTGTACCCCCGCTTGTTACCCATTTCAATCTTGTCTTTTACCAAGCCACTCTTCGTAAGGCGAACGAGTCTATTGCTACAGACTTCATGTCACCTCTTCGCGTCGTCTATCCTCAGGCGCAGACAGGCAACTCTGACCCCGTCGTAGCTTTATCCATGCGAAGCTTTGCTGCAAATATGGAGCAAGCATTTGTCAAACACAAGGCTGACAATAATCACGTCCTGATCGCACCAGTACCTATTGGATATCAGCCTATTTCAGGAGAAGGTAAGACCCTGCTTGTCAATGCAGAGATTGCTCAAGCCGAAGAGAGTCTGCTACTTTCAATGGGTGTAAGCCGAGAGCTTCTGAGTGGATCTACGAATTGGACCAGTTCAACGGTGGGTCTTCGCATGCTCAAGAATACTCTTGATAGCTACGTTACTCAGATTCAAGAACTGATTGATTGGATCTTCTCCAAGGCTTCAGCCTATATGAAGTACCCATACCATCAAGTTCGCTTGACACCCTTCCAGTTGACCGATGATGAGTCTCTGAAGGCCATTCTCATGGGCCTCGCTCAAACAGGTAAGGTTTCCATGACGACTATCTATGAATCGATGGGTCGCTCTTATGCGGACGAACAAGATCGTATTCGGGATGATGCGGTTCGAGATGCCAAAAATCAGGTGCTTACTCAGTACGAATCTGAACAAGCCGTATTCCTGGCTGGAACGGAGATCACGAAGAAGAATACTAAGGACGACAGCTATCAGGCAGCTCTACAACAAGCTCAGCAGTTGGTCGAAGAATTGCTGCAAGCTGATGATGGTACGAAGCGTCAAGTCCTCAATGAGCTGAAAGTCACTGATTACGCCAAGTATCTCATGGTATCAAAGCTGTTGGAAGAACAGAATGAAGCAATGCGTGCTCAGAACGAAATGGGGTTACAACAGGAAGCTGTGGCAGGTGGGGCTAACTCTCCAGCCGCAGCGGGACAAGCTCAAGCCGCGCAAGGAGGGCCTGCTCCGGGCCAAGGTGGGGCAGAGCCCGAAGAGGGCGGACCAACTGGTAAACTTTGAGATTTAGTGATATAATATCCAGACTTAACTTTAAAGGAACTGTTTTGTTAGACAACTTAGGCAATCTTGACATTATGAAATCCGGCGGGAAGGTCTCTAAGATCGACCCCGCCACCATCCCGGGCTTTGTACCTGCATCGAAGGCGACGAAGGTAGAGAATATGCGCGTTCGATATCGCCGCATCAACGTTCAAGATCCTGCAGACCTTGCTGACCTAGAGCAAATCAAAACCGCAGCTCTTCGGGGAACAGGGACTTATGTCCTTTCAGAAGAACGTTTTGTATTCATGGATCAAGTTCTGATCCTTATTCAGTACATCGAAGAGACAGATTAAACCTAAACTCTTGGTCTATGCCTGACGCAATCAATCAACCCGCTCTAACTCGAATCTTCTCCTCTCCAGTCGAGATCGGCCATAAAGTAGACCGAGAACTCATCAAAGGTCTACTTAGTCAATTCCCAGTCGAGGGAAAGCATTTTCGTTTAGAAATCTCTAACATGAGAGCAGAGCGAAAAGAATACACGCACGAAGATGAAAAGAGGGCCGTCCTTGAGCGTAGAAGCTTGACGTACCCGATCAAAGGGGACTTACAACTCATTGACAAGGTTACTGGCCAAGTCATTGATGAGCAGAAAGGGTTCTCTCTTCTAGATAGTTTCCACCTTACTGGAAAGCATACGATGCTTTACAAGGGTAACAATTATGCTGCCGCAAACCAGCTTCAGTTACGTTCTGGTGTATACACACGCTCACGTGAGACTGGGGAACTAGAGTCAAACTTCAATACTGGAACGGGTCGAAGCTTTTCGTTAACCCTAGATCCTGTAACAGGGATGTTTTACCTTGAAGTAGGTAGCTCACGAATCCCAGCAGCACCATTGCTTTCTCGGGTGTTTGGTATTGGTCCTGGGGAGGTTGGAAGATATATCCCTGGAGAAGTTTGGGCGGACAATCTGAAAGCTACGACAGGAAAAGAGGATCGTCTCATTTCCGATTTCTACTCTAAGATGGTGTCAACTGCCAAGCAAGTCCCTGGTGCAAACACTGCTGAAAAAATCGTTCAACTTCGCGCAAGCTTAGAAGGGTCTCAACTTAGCGAACAAACCACCAAGGCAACACTTGGCAAGGCTTTGTCAGGCGTAACACACGAAGCTATTCTTTTAGCCATGAAGAACCTCGTCGACGTTCACGCACAGCGTCGACCTGAAGACAATCGTGACTCCCTTCAGTTCAAGCGGGTACAAAACCTACCTGATTTCTTACGAACTCGGTTTGAGAAAGAGCACCAGGTCGTTAAGACCATTAAGGGGCGCATCGTTCGAGAGATTGACCGCATTGATCCACTCAAGCCCACACTCAGTGGAAAGCTAGGTCCTAAGCCGTTCAACAAGTTTTTCTCCGGATATATCATGGATAGTAACTTGGTTTCGACCCCTTCTGAAACCAATCCAATCGAATCCGTGGAAAACGTTGCCAAAGTGACTGTACTAGGTGCAGGCGAAGGTGGTATTTCGTCTGAGCGTGGCGTTCCCATGGGCGCACGAGACATTCACCCTAGCCATCTCGGTATCATTGACCCTAGTCGTACGCCTGAATCAAGCCACGCAGGTATTGACCAACGTTTTACTATCTCCGCTAAGCGTGACGACGAAGGGAACTTGTACGCCAACGTCAAGGATAAGTCCGGCAAGCTTGTATCATTATCTGTCCATGACATGATGACGCATACGATCGGCTTTCCTCACCAAGACGATCCTAAGATGAAAAAAGTCCAGGCTCAAATTAAAGGTGAGCTTGGTGAATGTGACCGAAGCGAGGTTGACTACTGGCTTGCAGATACGTCTGACATGTACACGGTCACGACGAACCTTGTCCCGTTCTTGAATTCAAACCATCCAGGTCGACTGACCATGGCCGGCAAATCAATCCCACAAGCCCTAAGCTTGGTCAATAGAGAGGCTCCACTTGTCCAAACGGTATCTGGCAATGGTACGCCCTTTGTTAAGACTCTAGCGTCTGTAATCGGCACTGGGAGCCCTGTGGACGGCATCGTGGTTAACGTGTCTGATACCTCTATTCGCGTCAAGGCGGAGAGCGGAAAGATTGTGGATGTCAAGGCTGTCAAGAATCTACCGTTCAACATGAAAGGGTTCCATGACGACGAAAAACCTTTGGTCAAAGTCGGAGACCATGTTCATGCTGGGCAGCAGCTATTTGAAAGCAATTACACACGCGATGGTCAGCTTGCTCTAGGCAAGAACCTGACGGCTGCATACATTCCTTGGAAGGGCTACAACCACGAGGACGGACTGGTCCTAAGCAGAGCTGCGGCTGACTCACTTAGCAGCCACCATGCGTACAAGGTTGACTACGACGTTAATGAAACCACTTTAGCTAAGAAGAGTCTCATCTCCCGATACTTCCCTGGGAAGCTGACAAAAGAGCAGTTGGATAAGCTGGATGAATCTGGGTATGCTAAAGCAGGTGCAGTCATGCACCATGGCGATCCGGTTTATGCAGTGTTAGAGAGACGGGATCCGACGGCGGAAGATGTACTTTTAGGGCGCCTGCACCGCACCTTGGTCAATCCGTACAAACTAGTTGCTGGCTTCTGGGAGCACGAAGAGGATGGAACGATTGTTGATTCTCACATAGAAGGGAAACAGATTAGATTTATTCTTAGAACGAAGATGGGCCTTGTCGTGGGTGATAAAATTTCCGGATTACACGGCAACAAAGGAATTGTGTCCCTTATACTTGAAGACCATGAAATGCCTTATAACAAGGCTACCGGAAAGCCTGTAGATATTTTACTAAACCCTGCGTCAGTTACATCTCGCGTTAATCTAGGTCAGTTAATGGAAACTGCAGCTGGTAAGATTGCTGAAAAAACCGGCAAGCCATACCTAGTTCATAACTTTAGTAATAAGAGCAACGTCAAGGACCTTCAGCAGGAATTAAAAGATCATGGCATCTCTGATACGGAAGAACTTTGGGACCCTAAAACTAATAGAGTACTCGGTAATGTTCTTACAGGACCTCAGTATATGCTCAAAATTTTTAAGACCACTGAAGGTAACTTTGCCGCGAGAAACACTGGAGGATACGACAATAACATGCAACCTCTTAAGGGTGGACTTGGCGGGTCAAAATCTCTTGGCAGCATGGAATTCTTAGGGTTAATCGGGTCAGACGCCCGTAAAAATCTACGGGAAATGGCCACCACTAAAAGTGAGCAAAACGATTTATATTGGGAGAAATTCCTTACGGGTCAACCTGTACCTCCTCCAAAACGTACTTTTGCAACAGATAAGTTCCTATCCTATTTACGGGCGTCAGGTATTAAAACTACAATTGATAAGGGTAGTATTGTTGCAACCCCTCTTACTAACAAAGATATTCTTGAGATGTCAAACGGGGAGATCAAAGATCCAACCATGATCTCCGCAAAGAATCTAGAACCGGAACGCGGAGGCCTGTTCGACCCGTTTATCACGGGGGGCCTCAAGGGTACTAAGTGGGGCCATTACAACCTTGCAGAACCTATCGTGAATCCCTTAATGGAGCGATCGGTAAAGTCAGTTCTTGGATTGTCCACAAAAGAATTCGAAGGTGTTGCTCGTGGTTCCTACGGCGTAAGCAAAGTGGGTACTAATTTCCAAATCCATGATATTGCATCCGGTAATGTTATCAGGTCTTTTGGGGTAAACACTATTAAAGGCCGTCCAATGGAAGTAGATAAACTTGAAGTAGAGAACGAAGATAATTAATATGAATGCAGTAACTACTGGCGGAAACGCTTTTCATGCCATGCTATCTGAAGTTGACATCGATACTCAACTTTCAGCGCTTAAAAAAGAAATTCAAGGAACGAAGTCCCCATCAAAAAGGGACGTTATGGTTAAACAGATTAAGTACCTTGACAGCCTCAAGCGCATGGATATTCGGCCAGAGGATGCGTATGTTTTGCATCATATGCCAGTAATCCCTCCTATTTGCAGGCCTCCTATGCAGATGCCGGGGAACCGTATTGAGTACGCGGACGCAAATGTTTTATACAAAGAACATCAGCTTGCAAATGAAGGTCTTAGGGGTGTCAAAGACGATCTACCAGATGATATGCTTATGAACGAGCGCGCAGCCCTGTACGACGGTGCAAAGGCCGTTATGGGGGTAGGTGACGCCTTGTCTGGTTCTAGCCGAGGAAAAGGCATTAGAGGCTTTCTAAAGCAGATCGGAGGAGAGTCCGGACCTAAAACTGGTTATTTTCAAAGCAAAATTTTGTCGCACAAGCTAGACTTCTCCGGCAGAGCTACGATTTACGCAGAACCAGACACAGGATTTAACGAAGCAAAAATCCCATCAGAAATGCTGTGGACGATGTATGCATTTCATATTATTAGAGACTTGGTTAAGAACGGTTATACTTATCCCGAGGCTAAAAAAGCGGTTGAATTAAGAACTGGGCCAGCTAAATCAAGCTTTGCTAAAATGACAAAGCTTATTCCTGTTATTATTAATCGTGCACCGACCCTAATGGCCAGTAACCTAACCGCTTTTTATCCAATCCCGGTTTCTGGTCAGACTATTGGCCTTAACCCTATCCATCTACCTAACTTTTCGGCCGATTTTGACGGCGACTGCGTAAGTGTTCACTGTCCACAGGGACAAGAGGCGATCGATGAAACTAGAAAGAAACTTTTACCTGAACATCACATCTTCGATTCTCGGAAAGGTATCGGGGTTTCTTTGCTTGCCCCAGGCCATGAAGCGATTCTAGGTTCCATAGCGCTAACGAGTCCTGATACAGAACAGAAAGTTGTAAAATTTAAGACGGAATCAGAAGCTCTACAAGCCTTAAAAGATGGAACTATTAAGGCTAATACTCCTATTCAGATTTCGGCTTAAGTTTGCAGTTATCAAAGTGATGCTTTGTCATTGCAGATTTTCCACCAACTTTATCGCAGTGCGGACATTTAACTCTCTCGTGGGGCTTTGAGTTTGCAAGTCTAAGTTTTTCACAAGTTTCAGGGGTAGCTTTATACCCTTTTCTTGCAGCAGAAATTTTTAAGCTCCTCTCTTTTGTAAAAACTTGTTTTTTAGTAGCTTCACTCATTTTTGCGCGAGTTTCTTCACTTGCTTTTTTACCTGTATTTATTAGCCTAAGTTTTTCACGAGTCTCAGGTAAGCAAGGCTTTCCGGTAGCTCTTTCAGAAGCCTTCCTCCTTTGCTCCTCCGAGTGAACTCTACCAATATTAGCTTTTAAGAGTTTTGTAGTGTGCTCTTCTGATCTTTTCCATCCAATGGGCCTAGATTTACTCATTTTTGCACGAGTTTCTTCAGATATAACTCTTCCAAGATTTGAATTACGAATTTTATTCTTAGTCTCTTCCGAAGTAATTCTTCCTGACGGACCTTCACCTCCATCTGAATAATTAAACAAGGACCCTGTTTTTAAGTCTTGTCTACCGAACATTTCTATAAGTACTTTTTCCAATAGAAATGAGTGGTCTTCATTTATAGAAATAATAATTTCAGGTATTAAAGTTACATTATCTTCTTCAAGTCTTTTATTAAGAGTATAGGTAAGTCTCTTATTATGACCTCTACCTTGAATATGTAGTTTCCATCTTAAACCTTTACCCTTCCCTACGTAAATAGGTGTTCCATCTAGGTCTCTATATATGTAGACGTAGAATTCTTTACTATTTTTGCTTGTGTAGTTTTTGATATTCATTTGTTTAATACTTAATCCTTAACTTTATCACAACTTTCACATCTCGTCAACCTAAAAAAGAGGCCTAGGCCTCTTTCCTCTTTACCACACCCTATGAACAACCCCGATCAAATACCCAATCTCAGCCTCGCTATGATTGAGAATCCATTGCTTTAGTTCATACTCGTTTGACCCCATCCGACCTCGAACTTCCTTCATAAAACTCCCGAGTTCTTTGTCTTCAAGCCCAGTTAACTTCCTGACCAGCTCCCCGTTAAACTTGGATTTAACCAAGCAGTGCTCACGGTACCTTCCTTCGGCAAGTTCATATTTTTCACGAAAGTCCGGAAAGGTCCCAAAGAGCCAAGGTAGGTATAGAGATTTCTCTAAGAAAAAAGGGAAACAATCTTCACTCGTAGGCTTTCTCTCACACCACTTCAAAAACTCTTGATAAGTCTTTCTCTTTTTATCTCGGATTCTCGCAGTAGCATTGAGATTTTCCAACAGATACGTTTCAGGCTTGAACCAATAACTGCTAGCAACAAACATAAAGATATCTTCCAGGTTATTAAACCCTTCTTGATATCTTTCGTAATCCCATCCAAACGCAGGTAGGATCTTTGACCAGTCCGTGCTGACTTCAATTGTTTCAAACAAGTGGTCATTATCTGGCCTATACGCGTACTGCAACCCTTTGTGACCTAGTTTGACTCCAAACTTATGCACAGTCTTACCCAGGAGGTTTCCTAGGTCATTCCATGCAAAGTAGTTGTATGCAGCTTCGTAAAGCCTACCTTCAATGAATACGCAATCTACCTGAACACCTTTGTACGCAAAGCTATAAACTTGGTCGAAGGAGATACGACCCTCTGAGAACAGCATGTTTATCTTTTTGCCGTTAGTGAAAAGCTCGGTCGTTACTCCAGAAAGATATAGGGAATCTTTCCAATCAAATACGTTTACATAATCAGAGTCAATTAATAAATCAATGTCCCCGAAGTTCTCTTTATCTCTGTATCCCGGGATTACGTTTATCCTACATCCATCCGCACATGTTTTACGAATAAGATCTTCTACTTCTGCGCCAATTGCATGATACTCTTCCGCCTGTACTCGTCGTACATTAGGAACTGCTAATCCGCCCATATAAACTCCTATTGAAATCCGTGAAAGGTAACTTTTTCATCGAGAAGCTTACCGCATACTCCGCAATTGACAGTGATAGTAGACGTTGCTTGGTAATCATACCCGCCTTCTTGATAGTCTTTATTAACCAAATACCTATCTTCGGGATGATTACACACCTTTTTGAGATCTTCTCTTAGGCGTCCAATAGTAGATGTCAATCTTTGAATTTTGCCAAGAATAGGTTCAATTTCTACTCTGAGTTCTTCTTGTGCCTCTTTCGCAAAACTAATCTCCTCTAGGATCTCTTCAACTGTTTTAATCATCGTTTTGCTCATTTCTTTCAAATAAGTTCTTCTTCCTGGGCCGAGGGTTAGTCAGCTCAATACGTGAAGCCTTTGTTGCAATAGTACCTCTTGTTTTATGAGGTAGTGCAGCGCAAGCAGCTTGAAGACCCCCTAAAGTATAAGTACTCTTTAGGGTTTCAATATCGGTTTCTTGCCAAAAGTAAGGGTTATTTGAACGTGTCATGTTTTCTGCGTCTTTTTTAGAAATTGAGTCCAGTAGGACTGAATATTTTTAGGCAATATTGCCGGGCCATTACCAAGCCCTCTACATATCTCAAGTCTGTTCCATGACGCTAGGAACTTAAGATCAGACCTGTCGATTGACTTATACATCTTTCTAGGAGTTCTTTGATCTATTACGTACCAGTCAGAACCCCTTTTTACCACTAGCACGAGGTGGGTCTCTATGACTCGACCTAGATAGTCCCAGGCGGATTCACAGTAAGCAAGTCTGCACTCATGTTCATGCGGCTGTAGAACGTGGAACGCCGCGCAGGCAAAGTCCGAGCAATCTCCGTACCCCCTAGATAAGGTGACTTCAGGGGGACTCCACTCATATTCTCCGGAGTTATCTAATCTATATTCAACGTTCTTGCTCAGAAACTCCAACGTGAACTTAGGCTTGTTCTGCTCACTTTCCAAAGAATTAATCAATATCTCAAGTTTACTGCCAGTCTGGGGGAATACGGCCGCATGAGGACCGAGCCCCATGGCAGCCACTCCTACAGAGAATTGTCGTCTACTTAGCATGATCCAATCCCCTTAAGATATGACCTCCTGCAAGAGATCGGTTGGACGCGGACATGAACTCTTCATTGCTCAGAGTCTCTCTAGAGAGAAGTTCTGAGTGTTCTAAGAAAACTTCAGCTACGTTTTCCGAGATAAGAATATCTTCCATGTATTTTTGGATGAAATCTCCTACAGGAGATCTCTTATCTTTGAAATCTAGCTTAGTCAAAGTTCGGATTTCTGAAATACCATATCTTGATGTATAGTATGGATTACCTGATAAATTGTTATTCCACCACGATAGCATACTCTTTACGCCATTAGATTCAGGAATGCCTGTCGGGATTATTGCTTTTGGCGCAGTCGTTGCGCGTGGAGATTGAATTTCTATGGATATACCTAAAACCTCCCTACAAAACCCTCTTCTAGTAATGAAGTCTCCGAATAATAAAGATTGTGTTTGACAACTATTAAATCTACCAAAATTCAATTCACAAAAACTGTATTGAGCTTCGGGGGATAGCTTTACTAAGGATACTATATTCCCCTGTTTAAGCTTTGCGCTAATACTCCCATCGGGATGGAGATGAAATCCTTGATACGCAAGGTGGTGCTTAATAATATCGTAAAGGTTACCGTTACACTTAAACTTTGAATAGTTCAGGGACGGGGGAGTTAGAAAGTTTTGTTCACATACCCATATATTTACGACAAATCCACCTTCTTTAATAAGAGAATTTGCTCGAATAATATTAGAGGCATTAACAACATTCAGGATGAATGTGTAGCATAAAACTTTCCCTGGGATATATACGAAGCGGTTTATAGGACGAATCCTTAGGCTACAAACCTCATTATACTTTGGCGTAAAAAGTATTGCAAGACGGTTATTTGGCCATGTGATGTGTTGGTCTACATCGACCTCATCTTTTTTATTAACTATTTCATCAAGAATTTTTACAACTTCTGGGAACATATCTCCCTGATCTTTTAAATGGTTAGTAATTGTCACCTCCAGGTTTACACTCTTAACGTCTACCGGATGCACTAATGAATTCTCTTCTATTACAGATGCCATTTGGTTAAATGCAGCTTTAGGAAGTTTTGGTACATCTAGTTTTGACTTGTTAATAACTGAAAAAAGTTTGTTAAAAGATACGGATAAATATGAAGTTACCGTGTTAACGAACAGAGCTATTTCTTTTGAAGATTGTCCAGTCTTTGGGATGAACCCTACATCTTCGGGTAAAGAGTTCAAAAACTCGTTAGAGTAAGGGTCAAAATTGGTGATAGTCAAGAGATCTCCTTTAAGGGAAGTGAAATGCATTGTAATATTCTTATACCATTAACTCAGTTGTAATTGAATGGATTTGGTTGAAAACTAGAAGCATTCTCTTAAAATAGCCACATGTCTGATAAGATCACTACTGCAGGGGCTCTGCTTTTAAAGCACGGAATGCCTACCCAAGAAGCCAAGGATGCCTTTGATATTCATACGCCTCTAGACAAGGCTGGAGTGTCTAAGATGGTTAATATGCTTCTCGCAAAAGGAGGTCCCGGGGCGTTTGAGCACATCAACTCCTTAGGGAAGCTTTTCTTCAACACTGCCACTGAAATTGGTGCGTCAACTCCTCTTTCTGACTATATCAATGAGTCAGACGAGCGACAAGCAATTATCCAAGAGTTCGATACGAAGGCTCAGCGTCTATTGCACTCGGATTTAGATAAAAAAATCCTTAACTCTCAGCTTGCAGAACTTACAGGTCAATATAACAAGAAGATTGAAAAGCAAAATCTTGAATACCTCCTTGACAAAGGTTCTACCGCAGCCAAGATGGCTAAGACTGGTGCACGAGGAAACCCTGCTCAGCTAGCCAGCGGAACGTCTACCCCTCTTATGTCTTTGAACGTCAAGGGTGAACTGATTCCTGTTGTGATTAAACGAAGCTTTGCGGAGGGCATGCGTCCAGCGGAACACATTGCACTCAGTTATATGGGTCGAGGTTCTACTGTCATGGCCCAGCTATCCACTGCTCTCCCCGGCGCATTGTTCAAAAAGCTAGCCCCAACGGTGTTTCACGAGGTTGTAACAGAGGTTGACTGCAAGACACACAACGGTATCATGGCACCTGTTTCTGATACCAAGAAAATCATTGGTCGATATGAAGCTGAAACTAATCGACTGATTGACGAGCATTATTGGAAGGAGCTTAGTCACTCTGGGAAGCACCAAGTAAAGATTCGTTCAACCATGACATGCGAGGCTAAAGAAGGTGTTTGCCAACACTGCTATGGATTAGCTGCATCTGGAAAGCTTGTAGAGATCGGTGCGAACATCGGGGTTATTGCCGCACAATCAGTGTCCGAGGTCCTTACCCAGGCCATGTTGAGTACGAAGCACAAGGCTACCGTTGGCGAACGTAAAGGTAACGCTTACGAACAGGCTGCCAATATCCTTAACAACCCAACTGAGAACTTCAAGGACGAGGCTACGATTTCTAATATAAATGGAGTCGTCTCAGCAATTCGCCCCACCCCGCTAGGAGACACGCATGTCTTCGTAAATGAGAAGATGCACTTCGTACCTATTACTCAAAATCTCAAGGTAAAACTAGGCGATGAAATAAAATCAGGGCAGGCTCTATCTACGGGCACTATCAATCCTAGAGCTTTGGTTAATCTTCGCGGTATTGGTGCGGGGCGTGACTATATGGCAGATGAGCTTAGAAACATCTACGGGGGCGGCCTTGACCCTCGCCACTTCGAGATCATTTCTAGAAATATGATTAAGTATGTCGAGGTAGATCACCCGGGTGAGACTGGCCTGCTCCCAGGTGAAAAAGTAGATATTAATTCTATTCGTAAATATCTTGATAAAGGTCAGAAAGTAGTCCCTGTCCATCAAGCGGAAGGCTCTGTTCTAGCTAAGGCAGTTGGCACATTAGTACCAGGAACACTCCTTGATAGCAACCATATCACAGAATTAAAGGATCTTGGAGTTGATAAGATTCATATTTCCCCTACAGGTCTTAGAGTAAAACCAATCGTTCCAGGCCTTCAGACTGCCAAGCTCTTGGATAAAAACTGGGTTTCAAAACTATCCTTCTCTCGTCTTAGAGATACGCTAAAAGAGGCTGCTGCAACAGGGGCTTCTAGTGATATTCATAGCACTGATCCTATTGCGAGCTATATGATGGGGACCGAGTTCGGGGAGGGGGAGAATGGCAAGTACTAAGGTAAAAGTTTTAAAGAAGCCTAAATTTAGCAAGGAAAGAGTTGGCAAGGTCAAAGAGATTATTCAAGGCCATGTCAACTCCTATTTTGCTGGTACGCTTGGCGCTGAAAAAGACATTGTTAATATTTATGCTGCACTTATTTTTTACGAAAGTACATTCAACGCTGGTGCAGTAGGCCCACGAGTAGAACCTAGAAAAGGTAATGAAACTTATAACTATTTACAGAGTTCTCCTGTGCAGGCGATTCTGAAAGCCCCAAATGTAACTGCTGACGATGTAGTGAAGAAGCGTAATATTGAACAAGGATTTCAGGCAATGGGTCTTGGTCAAGTAATGGGTCACTACTTCGTCAAGGGAGCATCTCCTTCCGGTAGAACTGAACTAGAGAGGTTGAGACCAGATCTTGCAAGTAACATCGTAGTAGAACCTGGATCTGATATTATATCGCAAGTACTAGGTGAAGAGAATATGTCTACTCAGATTCTGGCAGGACTTGTAATCCTAGAAGGTAAGTATAGAAACACGAGATTGAATAGTGAAGATGGATATTTCCACGTAGGTTCTAATAAACGTCAATTCCCTACGAGAATAGCTGGCGCAGTTGCAGCTTACCTAGGATTAGGGTCCTCTGATGTGAATGGAACTACTCCGGAGTCTTACTCATCATCTATCGTAGGAGGGACTGCGTATAAGACTGCAAACTTTGGAGGAGGGTCTGTGCTGTATGACGTTACGTACCGTAGATCCCCTCAGGTCGCACAAGGCCCAGAAACAAATGGAAGGCATCGGCCAGGTATCAAAATCCCCGGCTGCGCTTAAAATCGAGTCTACGCTTAAACCGTTTAAAATATAACTCAAAGGCCTATAATCAAATGGATTTCTCAGATCTCGCCCTCGCAAAGTTCCTCCAGGTTGCACCGGAACTGGGTTCAATGATTCTCAATTTTTCGGAACTTACAGAAGAGCTTGGAGACTCCGACATGCGAGTTGGCGTGTTCTCCTTGCGAATCGGAGAGGGCGTTGCCTTTATTCCTGTCGTCGCACAGGGGGACAATATCTTCCCGATCGATTCTATCTTCGTGGAAGATGAGGCCCAGTTCAAGCCATTAACCAAGTCGACCATCAATAGCCTGCTAAACAGCGTGTCTATGTCACCCGGGAAGTCTGCAAAGATTCCGAAGGGTGTTGACCGCAACCCTAGCGTCTATAACATGATTAATCCTCCGCGTACTGGCAAGTTTGTGTACGCTTCTACTAGTCGCCTGACAGAGTTTCTTTCAATTCTTCCGGATCATCTCAAGCAATTCACATTTGAGAAGATTTCATCCGATAAGACCGTGTATGAAAGTCTGGATAAGATCTTTGGTCTGAAAACTATCTTCGAAGTACTGCAACCGACCAAAGACGCATCGACGACGATGCTAAAGGCCGACGCAAAGCCAGTTTCCGTCATTACTGGCCCAGGTCAACTAGGTGCAGCATTTACTGAAGCTATGGCACAAGACGTGGTGTCAAAGGGTTTTACTATTCAAGGAAACCCCGAGTTTTCTCGCGTGGCTATCTCCTATCAACCTCACAACACAGACGGGACCTATCAAGAAATCAGTGCAAGCACAGATGCTGGCCAGGATTACAACATTGTTTTTAGCTCAGGTCACACCGAACACGCTTACTTGCCTAAGTCCCACGTCCACAACCATACTCATGGAGAGTCTCTGGCTTTGTTCGCCTCGGGTGACTACGCTAAGTCAGATCGTTTCATTGCTGCTGGCGATTCAGTTGACCGTACCAAAGTCCTAGAGGACCTCTTCCAAGTAGCCCCTCCTAAGCTTCTTAAGGATCTTGAGCGAGGGTCTAAGTTTATCGTATTTACGACCGGGGGTCAGTACCTAGGCCCATTCCACGCTGACAGCGTTGTTCAAAACAACATGGGAGTAGAGGTTGGTTGCTATGATCGTGGTATTAAGAAGATCTGTGGATATCGCAATTACACTCAAGAAACCAATCGAGTCTCGGATACTCTATTCATTCCTTATAATGCAATCATCATTTGTCTTGGCGCTAATCGCAGTTGTGACCTAGAACGCTCTGCATTCGACGCATCACGCAAGAAGGAAATCTGTGCTACTCAATTCCTTGGCGCTGAGCTGAATCTTCGCTACGACGGTGTTGAGTTCTCTGCCAATGGACAGGCTTTAGGTGTTAAGTCTGCAGCTATGAAGTATCTCGTCGAAGGTGAGAGCCTGAGCCCTGATTTAGCTGAGAACTTCATCAAGCAAGCTGAGCAAGTCAAGTCTGTAAAGATTTTCATGTCCAAGCTTGCAGCTAGTACAGATGCTAATCCTACAGAGATTCCTAACAGTGGAAACCCTGCTCCTACCAGTGCAGGTGACGTTGCCCGTAACGGGGCTTTCATGCCTGCGGTGCAAGGTGCCGCTCAGTTAGGTGACGGACAAGTACTAGAAGCTACAGTGATCAGTCAATTGCTTCAAACTCCTGACCTATTCGAATTCATTGGAGAATATCTGCCAGAGCTGTCTGAAACCGTAGACAAGCTAGGAAGAGTCTTGTTCCTATCTCGGATCAAACTAGGCCAACTATCAGAAAGCCTTGATCCGGACTCAGTCTTTGCCCTGATTTCTCAGATCAAAAATGTGTACAAACAGTTGGGTGACACCGTCGAGAAATTGAAAGGGATTTCTGCTGCTTCCGCAGGGTTTGACCCCAAGACGAATAATCGTCAGGGCAACGGGACGTAATATAGGGCCTCAGGGCCCTTTAAAACTATGGCACTGGTCAACTCCCGCCACCTTCTAATTAAAGCCCGTACAAAGGGCGTAGACCCTATTGCTGACGCCATCCTGGAAGGGGACGTTGAGCACGTTAGGCTGTACGAAGCTGCAAGAGGAATTTGGGGAGTTCCGGTTAAGAAGAATTATACTGAAGCTTGTATGCTGGCTGAGTCGGACTTGGTCGTCATTGCAGACTTGCTAGAGATACCTCCAGACGTGCTGGACATGTACCGTGCTATCTTCTTTGATGTGTCAGGAATGAACCGGCTAGACAAACTCGTTGTTGTCGAAGAAGCGGACGAGGTCTCAGGCGAGAGAAGTCTTAAGATGTGGGCTATGTCTCAAGGGCTTGAGTTCATTGCATGGAGACTTGGTAAAACTGTGAACATGAATCCTGTAGAGTGCATGAAGGGTATGCTTGCACTTTCCGCGTATAAGTCTAAAGAGGCTATGTTCTCGGGCAACTCTGCTGAGTCCTCGAAGGAAGCAGTGAAGTGGGTTCGTATGACAGCCGAAATCGGTAAGGTTGTCAAAAGTTGGGTTAGTGATAAGAACTTGGCTCAGTCCGAGATTGAGCTTGCTCTAGCTACGATTGTGCCTTCATTTGAGGGTATCGATGATATCGTGGAACAAGACTCGTTTGAGAGCCTTGAAGACCTGGACAAGTTTTAAATGAACCCCTACCTCTTAAAAATTGCCTCCTGGCACAGCCGCATCACCGACCCTTTCAGGGAAAAACACACCGAAGGATATGAGAAGGCGAAGCTATATGGTGGAGCTGCGATTGCAGGGGGCATTGCTCAGAAAGCATACAAGACAGCAGGAGGACTTGTGATTTTACCGGCCCTACTAGAAGCTTCGACTAACGAAGGCAACCAAGATCACGTCAAGGAATTCCTTAAGCACCACGATATGGAAGATAAAGTCGTTATCGGTCACGACCCGGAAACGCTAAAACGCTCCGGGGCTTCAGATAAAGATTTAAAAAGATTCTCAAAAGTAAACAAACCTCACGCAGGACCTTCACTAAGTCAGCTGTCGAACGGTAAGTTTGTAATTCAAAATGCTAAAACACCTTCTGGAAAAATGTGGAACAGCAACGTCCTACTTCACGAATTAGGCCACGCTAAAGACTTTTCTACAGGGGCTAAAAATCTTAAAGGCATTGGCGCTATTCTAGGCAGAACCGGAGTTGGGAAGATTGGGGCTGGAGTGGGTGCAATCGCAGCTTTACAAAACGAGAAGACTGAGAAGTATGCGCCTGCTATTGCTGCGGCACCGTCTTTGCTTCGATTCAGAGAAGAAGTCATGGCTAACAAGCATGGCTATGATTTTCTGAAGAAAACTCATGGCATAGCTGAAGGTAATAAGTTCCTGCGTAAAGCGGTTGCACCCAATATGATGCACTACGGTCTAGGTATCGCAGCACCTGTTGCAGCTACGATGGCAATCGGGAAGTATTTGAAAAATCATCGGAAGCAAGACTAGAAAATGAGCAGCTCAACAGATAATATTTTAAAGATAAAGAATGCGATTTCTAATACAAAGTTTTCAGGTACTGCGGCAGGAGAGGGTGCGGACGGCCTAGGATATAAGCTGGCCGCAGTCGGCGCTGCGGCAAGACTTGCCAGGGAAAAATTTGACGAGATCGTATTTCTTAACGATTTCGTAGGCGCTGATTCTACAGGTGCAACGATGAGCACTGCTGCATTTCAGGCGGCTGTAAATTATGCTTTTGTAAATGGATTTGTCAATAATAAAAGGTCGTGTGCAATATATTGTGGTCACGGAACCTACAATGTAGATGATACTATTAATATTCCAGGAGCCGTTGCAATTATAGGAGATGCAGCTCCAATGTCTATTAGTGGAACCAAGATCCGTCAAACAACTGCAAACAAAAGCCTGTTTTCAATCGTTGGCGCCACTAACGCAGCAATATATCTAAAAGGCCTTAACCTCCAAGATGTTACGGGCGTTGCAAACCCCTCAATTGGACTATTCCATGTAGATGGTACCACTACTAGCGGAAATAGTTTTTATTTTCGTGATTGCTGGTTCTCTACTCCTAGTTACTACGCAATTAATATTGATGCAAATAGTGATGATCTACAGATCGTCAATTGCACATTTGATGTGACAGCTCAAAAGTTTATTAAACTTGGAAGCGTAACAAAAACTTGCACAAATATTGCGATATTAGGTAATACTTTTTACGTAGGTACAAACTGCCAAGGGTTAATTGATGCCTTTAACGTGCAAGGTGGAGTTATATCCGGAAACAGGTTTTATGCAGGAGGAGCTTACTCGGTTCCTTACTGCATTAATTTTCCAAATGCTTTATCTAAAAATATAACTATCAACGGTAATAGTTCTAATGGTATCAATACTCTTGTATCTACCCAGTCCGGGAATATAACCATTACTGGAAACGACGTTGACGGCGCATCTCCTATCATGTTCGGCGGAGGATTAGCTATCAGCAACATCGTCCTAACAGGAAACAGATTGAAAGGCGCATCTGGTTCAACTTTAGGAATTATTGACGCAACGGGAACCCCTTTACAAAACTGTGTTATCACCAATAATCGCATCGAGGGGGGAGGTTCAAGCGGCTACGCTCTTAACACGACACTTACAACCTATACAAACAATAACGTCATTAAGGATAATCTAGTAACTGGCTGTATAGTCGACGGGGCTAATGTAGGAAGTTATTTCAAAGGCACATGGACACCTACTATACAGGGTACTTCCTCTGCAGGATCTTACGGATATTCTACTCGACTCGGTGAGTTTACTAAAAACGGTAGGGAGATGACTATTCATTTTGAGATTACTATAAGTGCCGTAACTTCTGCAGGGGTTGGTGAAATTGTCATTTCAGGAATACCAGCGACTGCGTCAATTTTAAATAGCGTAGGTAGTGTAATTCTTGGAAACGTGTCATTTCCATCTGGGACGATGTGTAGTTGCAGGATTGATTCAGGAGGGACTGTAGTTAGACTGGTTTTTAGTGGATCAGGGGTGGTCTCAACTCCCCTATCTCCTGGGAATATTGGGGTAAACAGTAATCTAATAGGCGCCATAACTTACATCGTTGAAGAGTGATTATTCACCTCTAGAAATCTAAGTGCATCAGATAAAAACAAACCCTTTTGGAATCTACTGTACCTAAGCGGGTAACTGTTGAGCATTTAAATAATTCTCGGAAGCAAGACTAAAATTAAGATACGCGTATTGAAGAAATCATAGGATACGCAGCATAACAAAATACTTCTATATAAAATGAGCAGCTCAACAGATACCATCTTAAAAATCAGAAACTCGGTTGTAGCATCCGATCTTCCTTCTATTTCAGTTCATGATTTCCTAACTGATGCAGAAATTGCAGCTACAAAGACTTACGCTTTTACTACAAACGTTCAGGTAGGTTTTCAAAACGCGATGAATGCGGCATATGCCCAAAGAAAGGCGCTGTACGTACCAAACGGAGGTTATCTCGTTACCGCTCTAACAGTGCCAGGATTAGGCTCTGACTACGCAACATTCCAGATGTACGGGGACGGACTTGGTAATCCTTTTGCACTTTTCCAGGGGAATGATAGCGGGAGTATTATCAAGAGTACTACTTCAGGAACGATGTTTTCTTGGAACACTGAGCTTACACCTTCTGCGGATATGCAGTTCCTAATTGAGGACATTGCATTCTGGGGAACATCCGCGGCTAACGTACCTGCAGTATACTTTGAAGGATTCTTCGGAGTATCTACGATGCGAAGATGCGCAGTGTATCAAGCTGGCCTAGGAGATGGTCTCGTGATTGGATATGGCGCAGCAATGCTAATTGATACTTGCTACGTATATAATAAAGATCTATTCGCCCCTACATATCCAGCAGGAGCCACTACTCGTGTAGGTAAAGGTATTTGGATTAAGAATAGTTATGGTGGTGGGCTTAATACTCTTTACAAAAACAGCTCTCGCGGGTGGCTATATGGATACTATTTAGGCGAAACCGGGGTTTCTGCTACTAATTTCAAAACTACGCTTGTACTCAACGAGGCCTCCACTGTTACGCACGGCATTTGGCTGGAAAGAGGTTGTGATGGTTGCTCTCTGGAGGACAACTATATGGAGGGCATGGATAACGTAGGGACTGCAATTTACGATAATGGAAGATCTACCTCTGTTACCGGAAATTTCATATTTCCTGGTGCTGCAATCGGAATTCATTCTGCTGCAGACACTCTTGGTGGATACTATTCTCACAACTACTTGGCTTGCAAACCTAGTGCCTCTAGCACCGCCATTTTAATAGATATGACGGGCCCTACTTATCAAGGGCTTGCAAGAACTTGCGTAAACAACAGCATTACTTACGGTGGTACGGTTGGACCTGCTATTGGAATTCAGATTCTCGGGGTAAGCCCTTTCCTGGACATTCACGGCAATATGTTCAACCCGAATATTGTATGGGCTGGTGCTGGAAGCAAAAAGATCGACGATCAGACTACGGGAAATGGTATTACCGGATTCTCTGAATCTGCTATCGGCTCACTACGGTTCCCTAAATTAGCCCGTGGATCAATCTCTATTGGACTAGATACGACTGTACTTACCCAAGCTAACGTAGATGGGTCTAATGTTCTAACTGTAACGGATGCCAGTGATTTCACTATGACTGCAACTGTAGCGACAAATATTACCAGTATTACCGCACCCGTAGCGCCTGGGAAACTGTTCTGGATCAGGACTACAAATACAAACACTACGTTCACTCCTTCAGCTACTTTGAAACTTTCAGGAGGAGTTGCGTATACACCAGGTGCAAATGGGGCATCCCTATGCTTCAAGATTCAGTCTGGTATTACCTGGGAAGTTTCTAGAATTGCCTACTAAGGACTAAGAAGACGCGAAGAATATTTTGCGTCTTGTTTATTATGTCAGAAATTAACCCAAAATTCTCTCCGGATCTGACGCCTGATCAAATGGAGAGAATTGGAACTCTTTCATCTCTTTACAACAAGAAGGATCCTAGAACTGGAAACTTCTTCGGAGTTAAAGCAAGTCTCGATACCTGGCCTGATAGTTGGCATCACAAAGAACATCCAAATGGATGGTTTGAATGGTACAAGAATTATTCTGCCGGGAAAAGGACAGAAGATGATGAAAGGCAGATGAAAAGATGGGTCAGCTTCAAAGCTAGGCATCTAGCTCAACTTCAAAAAGCAGACCCAAGTCTTTCAGATCTTTCCATTCAACCCAAGAGGAGACAAGCTCTTCTTAATTGGGGTATAGCTCCAGGATTAGACAAAGAAAAGGCCGTACAAGACGGCCATGTGAATAAGTACCTAGAGAAGGTGGCTTCGATTATTCGGAAGATGGTTTAATAGAATTAGGACCTTCAAAGAGTCCTGCGCCAGAATCCATGTCTATACCAGTAAGAGCTGCGTATTCTTCAGGATAGAACTTAGAGAGGACGTGGATGGTTAGCTGGGCGGCGATGACTGGGTCTGGATGTTTTCTAGTATTTCCGGAATGAGCAATATCTAGGTGGCACGTTCTACAGAGTGTTACAAGATTTTTAGGATCGAATCGCAGAGTCTTATTATTAGACCAAGTGTTTATATGATGAGTATTTAAATATCCACCTTTAGTATTACATATAGCACACGTGTAATCATCTCTTATTTTTATATCAGATGACATTTTTGTGAATTTTAACCGCTCAAGCTTACTCCCAGAAGATATAGGCTCCTCCGGGTCCAATCCTAGTTTTATACGATGATTTCTGGAAATAATAGCGACATTTTTGGCGCCATTCTCTGATTTCTTGCACCCGCAGGAGGTAGTTAATCCTCTAACTACACTAGTTTTATTTGCTATGAAAATAGACCCGCATTCGCACTCAACTTTAATACCGAATACACTTCTATTCCCCACTCCCATTTTACCAAGTATCCCTACATACTCTAAAACAGTTAATCTATTAAATTTAATACCTATTACACTATCCAGGTTTTTTGGAGTAAAGTTAGATAGGAAAGTGTTACGTTTTTTCAGTAATAATTCTTCACTTTTGCGATAACAGCCGCAGGAAATAGTGTTTCCATTCCTCATGGAGAATTGAGGAACTTCTTTTATAACCCCACAGTCGCATATAACTTTCCATCTAGAGTCGTTAGCGCCTTTAGGACTAGTCTTCTCAAGGAGAGTAAGTATTCCATATCTGTCTCCCGGAGCTGATGGTGGTAATTTTTTTGTAACCATTCAAAATTATACTTTAATCATTCTTTTTCAGCAAGCCTTTTATTTGGCCAAAAACCTCTTCTTTATCTTCACCATTTTGATGTAAATACTGATCGATGCTCAAGTTCTTACCCATACCGAATCCGCGTTTCGGCAAAACAGAATGGTAATGTTCAATTTTTACTTCCCTCTCATTTTCAGGGAGGTGCATATGGGATTGGTACCTAATACCTCTGCCTACAACCTGTTTAGTCTTAGATCTGTTAAAGTGACTTCCATCTATTAGAATCTTCTTAGTTCCGCGAAGATTTAGCCCTTCCGATCCTGCCCCAGACACGAGAAGAATTTTCTTTTTTCCTTCATTGTATTCTTGAACAAGTCTATCTTTCTCTGCTGCGCTGAGCTTACCAGTGTATACGCCATGATCTATCCCATCTTCTGTAAGTTTTCTACTCAGCTCATCGACGCCAGCTCCTAGGAAACTTGAGTAAGCCATACCTCTAAAATTCTTGTCATTTTTTAAGCCTTCTTTTAAAGATGCATGCATAGCTTCAATCTTCGGCGTGTATGGCGCGTCATCCGGGTTTTTATGTAGATGTCTGATACCTGAACTTACCTGGCGGACTCCGACAGAAAATGCGTTAAGGGAAGCTTTTTCTTTTTTATCAAGAGGTAGTCCATGCCTAATCTTTGCCCTAATAAGGAAAGGCAGATCTCCCTCTACATATTTATAAAGCCTCTCTTGCTCCTTAGACATTTCTATCTCATTGAAAGTTTCAGTAGAAGTAGGGAACATTCCTTTAGAAGATGGATCGTCTTCTGTATTATATGTATGAACGTATTTATTCAAGACGTGACTAAGTTCTTTATGATTTTTAAGCGATACTTTTTCGCCGGGATCTTGTCGAGTGATTCTCTGAATCAATGTCGGTTTAATCTTATCCGTTTTTAGGAATCTATCCTCGAAGTCCTTCTTGTGAGTTGGTAAAATCTTCCCCCCCGCAGCGATGTTGATTAGAGCAGACATGTCTGAAGGGTTGTTATACATCATAGTGCCAGTCAAGAGCAATCTTTTATCAGAGTTTGAGAAAATCTCGGACAGCTCTTTAGATCTGAGTGTACCTGCATTTCGCATTTTATGACTTTCGTCAGATACAGAAATTATATACTTGTTCTTTTTAAGCGTATCAGCATCACGTGTAGCCTTTTCGTAAGTTCTTACGTCAAGCCTACTTCTATCAATAGGTACTCCGAATTTCTTAATTTCTGAATCGATATTGGTAATAAGACTTGCAGGGGCGACCATAAGAGCCCGCCCAGTCTTATCTTTTTTCTGTGCACGTGAAATAGCCTCAAGTGCTAGCCTAGTTTTACCCGATCCTAGACTGTGATTTGCAATCAACCCGCCCTCTTCATCGAGCTTTTTCAAAGCCTCTTCTTGATGTGGCCGTAGCTTCTCCGCAATCTTTTCTAAAAACTTATTCATTTCATCTTCCAATTTTTGGTATAAGTATAGTATCAGAAACTACACTAATTTGTATGCTTAACGTCATCATCGAACATCCGGTCACAACTCTCATTGCAATCATCGCTGTCGGCCTGTTCGTAAAGAACTGGTTGGACGGCTAACGAAAGGGCATAAGCCCTTTTTAGTCATAGATGATGTCCGCCACCGACTCTGCCCAGTACTTCCTCTTTTTTAGCTTTAAGCTTGGTCATGAAATTAGAAACCGAAGTCTTAACCTTGGAAAACGTACTGACTGCTTTGGCTACTGGAGGCTTGACGGGGTCTAGCGCGCCAGATATAGCAGAGGATGCTCTTTGAAGATTACCCACAAGAGGGTTCGATACGATGTCTGAGGCTGTATTTTTTAGCTTATTAGTATAAGCATTTGGGTGTTCGAACCCTTTCTTAATAGGAGCCTTGACGAATTTATCATTAAGCATCTTGGTTATTTTCCCGCCGATCTTAGAGTCGGTGAATTTCTTACTAGAAACAGCGGCCTTTAGGCCATCCAACAGACCTGCAGAAGGCTCAGCTACACCTGCGATTGCAGATCCTACAAACCCTTCTTTGGCAGAGAGAGTTCCCTTCTTAAACTTGGATGCATTAACTTTGCCAGAACCTACGTTCTTAGCGATGTTTGAGAGCAGTGGATGGTCTTTGTCTTGCCATAGTTTTGATAGGCCGTTCTGCTTAGATGCTAAGTTAGACAACGAAGGTAAATTCATACCTTGTTTTTTAGCGTGTTGTTGGGCAATACCGTAAGCTCCGAGGACCTTAGGGTCTTTTGCAAATTCTGAGTATCGACTTGGAATCTTTCCTTTCGAGACTGCGCTATGAAGGACTGCCCGTTGCTTCAATGACATCCCTTCCAGGTGCGGGGCCATCTTTTTACCTAAGTGATGAAGCTCTGAGTGAAGGGATCCAATTTCAGGTGTCAATGCGGCAGCACCGATTCTCTTTGCGTAACCCCCGATAGACTTATCCACTACACCATGAACACCTTCATTGAAAGAATGGCCTACGTATTTCCCCACCGATTTATTAGATAAAGCTGCCTTCACAGCAGCGTTTTGTGCCAAGTGAGTTACAGCTGCCCCCGCTATAAGGCTTGATTGTTTTTCTAAGTGTGCAATATAACGATTCGACATTCTTGAATTTTAGACTAGACCCAGCCACGCCAGCTAAAATCCTTCTATGGCAACACTATCCGTTTCAGACTTGCAGGACTTAGCTGTTCGCTGCACAACCCAATTCTTAGCTCAGGGAACTTCCCTGAATCAACTTATCGCAAAGGAGGCTTCTGATAGAGGTCTAAACCAAGAGCAACTCAAGCGCAGCGTAGAGGCCGTCAATACTCTAGCCTATCTTAAGACTTTAGAGAAGTCAGGATCAGACCGTACAACTGAGTTTCAGGTAGCCGACTACCACGAAATTCTAAAGATCGCTTCTATTCCTGAACATGTAGCTTCACAAAGCGTAAGCGAAGATCCTTGGCTGGCGTTCCTAAGCTCAAGCCCTGGTCAAACTAAGCAAGCTAGCATTCTAGACGACACCTTCCCTGAACTAGACGTTGCGCAAGCTAAGGCAGGCATCATCAAGCAAGCTCAGATCAACGCCCGTCTAATCGAAGAACTAGAAGTCGAAGCTAGTATTCTAGCCTCACGACTTATGAAGGTGGCTTCATTCTTAGCCTTAGACCAAGAAGCTCAATCCAAGCTAAGCGTAGTTGCTTCTGGTGACACGTTTACTAAGCTAGCTCGGCTTGTTTTCAAAGAGGATAGGGCCTGGAAAGACTTGCCGGAAACGCTGTTTACAAAGGCCTCGCTAGAGAAGGCTGCTAGCCTAAAACAAACCTTTGAAGAGGCCCAGGAGTTGACGGAAGTTTTGGCTTCACGTAAGACTCTTCAAAAGCAAGCCTCTGAAGTCGTAGCTCTAGAGAAGCAGGCTTTTATTGGAGCACTGGCCGGAATGGCTGGCCGCGCAGTTGGCGGGCTAGCTAAGTGGACAGGTAAGACTGTAGCAAAACCTTTCGTAGGTCTAGCCAGAGCAGGTGGAAATGTAGCCGCAAACTCTGCAAAGAAAACATGGAACTCCGCAGCTAACACGGGCGTAGGTAAGGCTTTTAAGATGGGTGAGGCTAAGATTGTTGCACCAAATCCCGTCGTAGGAAAAAGAATCGCTGCAGCTGGCGTAGTCGGTGGAGCTGCAATGGACGCATCGATGTACTCCCCTAAGATTAACCCTGTGACGGGTGAGGGTGGAGACGTTTGGAAGAAGCTGCAAGGCTAAGAATAACTAACACAAAACAAGGACTTTATGATCAACGACATTTATGAAATCGGCCTGGAAAAGTTTGCAGGCGACACCGAGAAGGCTAAAGAGTTTACCGTAGGCTTTCTAAAGCAGGCTTTCGGGGCTGAAACGTTAGGCGGCGCACTAGCTGGTGGCGCTGCATCTGCAGTCGGCAAGGGTCTCGGTGCGGCGGCAATCGGCCTAGGAATTTACGGCGCATCTAAGGCTATGTCCCAGGCAAACACTGACAACCTTCACGTTAAGTTCCAAGCTTCGTTGAGCCACGTCATGACGACCAATGCCCTCCTGAAGAATGCTCCTCCTGAAAAAGTCCGCTCCTATGCAGACACTGTGTTCAAGTTCGCTCCTCACGTTGCAGTAGACCCGAACCTTCTGACTGCCATTCTGAGCAATGCCGTTCACGGTGAGGGTATTGATCCGATGACAATTAGAACCCTGGCCGACCTAGAGGCTCGGTTCCTGGACTCCAAGAAGAATGCTCTGTTTAGCCCGAAGCTTTTTACTTAAAAGTCATGACCAACCCTATCTTAAATAAAGTTAAGCAACATCTTGCAGCTGCCGGTGCGGGTGTGAAGAATAAGGCGGCTGGATCTAAAGAAGTATGGGATAATTTCTCGCCTGACCGCAAGATTGGCCTAAGCCTAGGTGCAACTTCGCTAGGGCTTGGGGTTACAAACTATCGCAACAACAAGGCTAATATGGCTCACAATGAGAGCCGGGCTAAGCTTGAAGCTAAGTCTCTGGCTGCGTTGAATAAGATCCACAAAGCCATTTCTACGAAAGAATAAGCAGTGCTAAAACTCCTTGAAACCGACGACTCCTTCTTCGGCGGCGAACCTCAAGTAACCTTGCTTGACCTAGAGCATCGTGAAGGCTTTACCAAGCAAGCCTCGGATAGTCGTATCTCGGAGTACGTGGCTGGGATCAAGTCTGAGCCTGGCAAGATTTACCTGCACATTCTTGCAATGGGTGCGGGAGAGTGGTACGGTGCAAACAGGAATGCTGATTACTTTCCTGAGGAAAACCTGAAGAAACATCATCAGACTTTCGTTACAAGCCCTGCTCATATCTTTAAAAATCACGTAAACAAAGATCCTGGCATTGCTATCGGTCAAGTTGTTTTCGCTGTTTACAACGAGAAGATGCACCGGGTTGAAGTCATTGCTTGGGTAGATCGTGTCAAAGGTGCGGACGTAGTTACAAAAGTTGAGCAAGGGCAATTCCCTGCTACTTCAATGGCCTGCCATACCCCTTACGATACTTGCTCTATTTGCGGCAACCAAGCCAAAAGCAGAGCTGAATATTGTACGCACTTAACTAACGAACTAGGTAAAATCTATCCGGATGGCCGTAAGGTCATGTCTATCAACGACGCCTTCCTGCGTTTCTTCGATATGTCGATGGTATTTCGGCCGGCTGATGTGACAAGCTCTGTGCTACAAAAGGTTGCCTTCGCAAGAAACGAAGTTGTTGGCTCTGCTGAACTAGCTGAAAACTACGACCTTAAAGAAAAGCAAGCAAGCTTCAAAAAGCTCTCAGAACTCATCAAGGAATTGGAAGGTAACGTTGTTGCAAGCTCACCTTCTCTGGAGAAGCTTCTAAGTCGCGTTAAGGATCCGGATGAGGAAGTCATCAATACTCTGATTGGCTTTGACCTTCATCACGTTATCAACGCCCTTGCTGAACTTGGAATCTCCCCCTCCGTGGAATTCTTTGCTAAGCTGATTAGTCAAAAAATTGTAGGTCAGGGGGTAAACTTAGAAGGAATCGGGGAGCTGACCAAGAGTGCAATGGTGTGCGATGCAGAAAGTTTAAGCTTCCCTACGGAAATTCCTTCTGACATTCCTAGAAACCTCTACGCGATACAGGCACTTTTACCTTTCGCAAAACAAGCCTCAATTTTCCCACAAGACTTGTATGGCATCGCTACAGGGCCTGTAGGTGACCAAGGCTTTTACGGTCGGGGTCCTGATACTCTCAGTCGTGAACCTCAGATGTTGACAATAGAGGAACATCGTGCTATTCTGGCTCACGCTAAGGAGAACTCCTCCCCGGGTATGCTTAAAACTTTGTTCATGATTGGTGGCGCAGCCGTCGCAGCTAAGTGGCTTGTTACTAAGCTTATTGAGCAAAAAATGGAAGAGCACCGTAGGCATGAGCATTTCCCTGCTAAAATAGCTTTAGTTAAGTCTGCGGGAGAGGCTCAAGCTACTCAGAATCTAGTCAAAGCTAAGTTGCTGAGAGACCTGAAATACTAATCCGAAACACAGCTTTTCATAGAATATACCAAACCCATTAACTCAAGGAAAAATTTCAAATGGACCTGACTCTTGAACAACTTCTAGCTTCCCTTTCTACTGGCCTCGACAAGAGTGCTTCTGACAAGGAAGATGAAAAGGAAGACAAGGACGAAAAAGAAGATGACAAGCCCGCCTTTCTAAAGGAAAAGGGTGAGAAGTCTGAAAAAGAAGACAAGAAGGATAAGGACGACGAAGACGACGAAAAGTCTGACGAAGGCCAAACAAAGGAAGCCAGTGCACAAGGCGCCGCACTAGCTCGTGAGATCATGGAGAAAGTCGCCGGCTTAAACCTAGAAAGCGTAACTGGAATGCAAAAAACTGCCTCAAGCGCGGGTAAGACCCTTGCGCAAGCTCTGATTCAAAAGCTGGCCTCGGCTGGTGACACTGTTACAGAAGCTGGTATCCCTGAAGGCGTCGTGCCTAACAAGAATCAAGTCGACAACGCCCAAATGAAGGCGGAAGACGACGCCAAGGTTAAGCCAATGCCGACCTCTGATGGTCTGCGCCCTACTGGTACGATCAACGAAATCTTCGACGCTATCGTTGCTGACGCAATGAGCCAAGGCGCCGCTAGTACTGACCAAGTGCATGACACTGGTGTTGCTAAGAACGAAGGTGCTGTTGAAGATCATGCACTGCCGAATCAAGTTAAGAGTGCCAGTGCGCAACTTCTGTTAGGCGCAGGCAAGAAGAAGATGGGTACGGGGACTAAGGCTGCTCTTGTAGGATTAGGTTCAGCGGCAGCTGCCACTGGAATTGCCGCTGGTGCCAAAGTTGTCGGAGCAGGCGGCTTATACGGTAAAAAGAAGATGTCAGAAAAGAAGGCTGAAGCCATGACTGAACTCCTAGAGTCCGGCATCGACTTCGACCAAGCTGCTGAAATGGTTAAGCAAGCCTCTGCAGAACTAGAAGACCAGTTTGAAAAGGCTGCTGCTGTTGATCATCTGGTTGAAAATGGTGTTGACTTTAACGACGCCGTTGAACTAGTCAAGCAAGCTGCTGCAGAAATCGCAGCTGAAGAGTTTGGCATGGCCAAGGCTGCTGCTCTGAAAGAGATGCTCGAAGAAGGCGTTGATTTTGACCAAGCAATTGAACTCATCAAGCAAGCTTCTGCTGGCGACATGGTTACTTCTGACGGTGTTTATGAAGGCGCTGTACCTAATAAGAACCAAGTTGACAATGCTCAGATGCATGCTGAAGGTGCTTCTTACATCAAGCCGATGCTGACTTCGGATGGCACTCGTCCTACTGGAACGATCAATGAAATCTTTGACGCCGTGATTCAAGACGCTATCAGCCAAGGTGCTGCTAGTACTGACCAAGTTCATGAGACCGGTGTTGCTAAGGTTGAAGGTGCTGTTGAGGACCACGCTCTTCCTAATCAAGTCAAGACCGCTGCCCTAAACAAGCTGATGGAGTCTGGCGTTGACTTCGAAAAGGCTGCTCAGATCGTCAAGGAGGCCGCAGGTCGTGCAATGACACTGCATCCTAATGTTATCAATGGAACTGCTAAGGAAGTGTTCCCGCTAGCCAAGCGTCCAGGTGGACTCGGCGGTATGCTAAGCCGTATGCCACGTGCTGCTAAGCTAGGCCTTGCTGGTGCAGCCGCTGCAGGTGCCGTTGGCGCAGGTGCAGCTGCAATGCGTAGTCCTCAAGAGAAAAAGGCTGAAGCCATGTCACTCCTGCTTGAGCAAGGTGTAGACTTTGATCAAGCCACTGAAATGGTAAAGCAAGCTTCTGCTAAGCTTGGTGTGTAAATAAAGGAAAGGGGTTTCGGCCCCTTTTTAATATGACAAACAAGTACTTGGCCAAACTAGCCGCTCTCTCTCCTGAAACAAAAAAAGAACTTGCTCAAACCGGAGTAATCGGTGCCGTTGGCTCCGTCACTTCAGTGCTTACAAATAAAATCGTACATCCCAACGCTCCGAAAGGTTCGGGCTGGAAGGCCGGTCTTATCGGAGGTGGACTTGGACTCGCCGGTGATTACGCGGCTGTTAAACTGAATCGTCATCTGGAGAAAAAGATTAAATGAAACTCTCAACAAAGTTACAAAAACAAGCCAAGGCACTAGCTGAAACTTCAGCGGAGTTCGTGGCCGTATCGATGCTTAAGCAAGCTGGCCTAAGTGAAGACCAAGCTCGCATGCAAGTGGCTCAATCCCTGATGGAGAAGTCTGCTACCGAAAGCCTAGTTATGTCAGGCATGAGTGAAGCTGACGCTATGGGTCTAGTCAAGTCTGCGGGCGTTCAAGTCAAAGACTTGGCTGAATTCAGCCTGGAAAAGACGGAAGCAGAAGTCGCTGCTGATTTTCTAACCAAGGCCGCAGGCCAGGTTTTAGAACTGGAAGCTGAACTGGAGCAAGCTCTAGAGAAAATCGCTCGTCTTGAGGCTAAAAAAGAGGCTCAAGTAGAGACCCCTGAATACATCCAGAAGCTAGCTTCGTCAGGTGATTTTACCAACGAAGATCTAGAAGCTATGATGAAGCTTCCCCAGGAAACGCTGACCAAGGTTGCTGCTGCGTCAGAACAACCCTGGACAATGGGTAAGGCTGCCGGTCTAAAGCGTGCTGGAATGGATCCGCTGACTGAATTCCTGATGAGCTGAAAACGTGGCTAACAAGTACTTAGAGAAGATTGCCTCTGCGGAAATGGTTGGTCATATCAGTGACCATATCAATTCTTCTGTCGGTGACTTTAACAAATCATACAAAGGCGATTCCTCAACTGAAGAGGGGTACAACAAGTATGCAACGTCGTTAGCATCTCATATTAAGAAGAGAAAAGGTTTCTACTCTGGATTCGAAGGCAAGGAGCCTGAATTAGACAAAGTTCTGCACTCCGAGCTTGGCCTCATGGAGAAGTTAGCTGCAAACTTCCGAGTCCCAAAAGGATTCGGTGCAAACTTGAATAAAGCCCGGATGGCTACAGCCTCAGGTGCAAAAAGTATTGGTAAGAAATCTGATGAATTCATGAATGAATCTAAGAAAATTCATGACCAAAAGTTTGGCAAGAATTCTCCAGGATTAAACAAGGCTCCAAGCAAAGATTCTTCAGCAATTCCTAAGACAAAAGCGTTTAACTCTAATCTTAAGAATATCCGTTACGGTGTCGCAGGTGTAGCTGGAGCTGGTATTATCGGCAACGGTATTTATCAAAACGTTAAACAACGTTGATTTACGCATTAAAATACATTTAAGCGAAAGCTAGTATTTTCGACTCAGTGAAAACTGGGTCTTTCTCTCAAACCTAAACAAGGAAACAAAATGGCATATTTCATGGAACGTAAGGCTGAAGTCACTCGTGGCTGGCCTTATGACGGTGCAATTGACACCGTGCAAGCGATTAAGGCTGCCGTCACTCTGGTCAATGGCGACTGGGTTGAACTGCAGGCTGACGGTACCGTTGACAAGGTCAGCGCTACTAAGACCAACCGTGCAGGTCTGGTGATTCAAGGCAACGGTGATAGCGGTTCTGCTGCTTATACCGGTAAGGCTGTTGTTCTGTGGACTAACTTCGTTGTCCGCGTGAGCAATGCTGTTGGCTCGTTTACTCCTGGCACTGCTGTTACTGCTCAGAACGGCGTTCTGGTCCCTGGTGTTGTTGGTACTGACCCAATCCTAGGCCACGTGCTAAGCGTTGCTGCTGCAGGTGCTGACTACGCTTCTAGCGGTTCAGTCGGAAGCATCACTGTTAAGATCGGTGCATAAGGAAACAAAATGGCTAATTACACTACTGAAACCACTAACGTTCAATTCCTGAACCAGTCGTTCCTTGACAAGATTGATCAAGGCATGACAAAGGAAGCCGGCGTTGCAATGTCTGCATTCGTGCGTCAGAAGCTTCGTGAAGACGGATTTGCTCGCAAAATCCTGCCCCCGACGCCCGTGACTGCTGCTGAGCTTGATCGCCAGCTGACTGAAGAGCCTACGATCATCGTAGAAAAGGAACCTGATAGCATTGCTGCTACCATGCCTTTCCTGGGTCGTGCTCCGATTCGTTATTGGACTACTCCTCGTTACCCTGTGACTTTCCAGAAGATCTCTAGCCAGAACTTCAAGAAGTCAAAGTTTGAACTGGCAACATATCGCACTGACATCCGAACTGTTCTGCAAGAAAACTCCATCAAGGATATGCAGAAGATCGAGGATAAGGGTTTCTACAACAACATCGTAACTGTAGCTACTGCTAACAGCAATGTGTTCTCTATCTCCGGCGGATTTACGAAGAGTAACTTCCTAGCTGGCGTCAAGAAGATGCTTGAAAAGCAATTGCCTGTCGGTTGTATCCTGATGACGCAGTCGATGTATAACGACCTGCTGGCATTTCCTTCAACGGATATCGGTTCTCCTGCTGCCAGCGACCTGTTCCTCGGTAAGGCTCAACTAGATAACGCATTCGGTTATAAGATTATCACGACCAACAAGTCTGATATTCTTCCTACCAATCGTGCTATCGTATTTGCCCCGCCGGAGTATCTGGGTCAGTTCTACACCCTTGCCGATGCGACCGTGTTCCTAAAAGCGGAAAAAGACATGATCGAATTTGAGGCCTATGAGGCTCTAGGTATCGGTCTAGGTAATGTCAATGGTGCAGTTGTACTAGATTTTTAATTTCTAGTTAATCTAAAAAAGAAAAGCCTGGTTTATCCAGGCTTTTTTTCATTTAATCTCTAGAATCCACTTATCTTGCCCGCAGTCTTCTACCTTGAAATAACCCTCTTCATACATGATATCGTCTGCAGTTAGTTCTTTTGAAAATTCCTTGTCGAAAAAAGCGTCGAGCTTACCTCTTTGAAAATTTAATCTATTATATCGAACTCTGCCTTTTACCCAGTGAAATCCTGGAATTACGGGAGATGGGTCCTTGCTGAATCCATTTTTTTTGTAAACGTTCCCGACACCCCATCTTTTATCTGAGTAGGATATTACCCTACTAGGATTATATGTCCTTATGAAGTTTTTAAGAATTTTCGAGAATCCTCCAACTACACTGCATGAAGCGCAAAATCTTAGCATCTCAAAAGAGTCATTATGCGTATACGATTCAAACCTAGGCCTACCAAAAGTCATACAAGAAACAAGTACACCTTCTAGATATAAACCTAGTGCGATTTGGCAACTAACATGCCCCTGTACATGCCAAGTATTTTCGAAATCTTTACATTCACTTGGAGTGACTAGTTTTAATTCGCAGTCTCTTGCATACACTCTCTCTGATATCCCAAGAATAGACTTAAGCCTATTCTCTACTGCAGCTCTATGATATAACCATTCATCTTCAAATATCTGTATAATAAATGAGCCATTCTTTAAAGCACTTGTACTTTTTTCAAAGATGGTTGTTAGAGACGCTCGCTCGTTATTATATCTATCTCTTTTATCTCTTTTTCTATGGTAGAAAAGGCCATTATATTCTATACCTATTCCTTTACTTGGTATATATATGTCTATCTCTTTTCCACCTACTACATCCCACTTTTTTCTACTAATAGCGTCAATGCCCCAAGATGTAACTAGGTCAAAAATCTCCATCTCGGGCTTAGACTTTACAGACGATGAGCATTTAGGGCAACGATCCCCGTTGTTATAATCATTTGGCCTTAGACTATATACTAAATTGTGAAATTTACATCGTATATCTATTGGAAGTTTTGAACCTAAATACTTAGAATCTGAAAAATCATCTAGTTCTTTACTGGCTTCAGGTGCATTGCTTAAAAACTTATCAAGATCGTAGTATTGAGCTTCGATTCTATTATTTACGTTACATACTGGACATATTAAAAGATTAGGTTCTGGCAATACTAATGATGCCCCCACTTGAGAGAAAATACCGCCGTGCTTCTTGCAAAAAATCTCATATTTCCCATTAATTCCAGTGTATTCAATATCTGAGAAATCGTAATTCTCTGCTGTATCGCCCGGATGGCTTTTTAAGATTTTCTGAATGAAAGTAGGAGTGTCATATCTACAAGCACAGAATCTACACGCGGATCCCGTACGAATTAAGTCCTTATATTTCCGTATAACCTCTCCATGTTCAGGGCAAATAACTATACCTTCACTATAAGTACCTTCATACTTAAACTTACTAAAATCGTAATCCGGATATTTTTCGTACAGTATACGAATTACATCTTCTTCCCTAAGCTTTACAGGCATTTACTCGTCCAAGTCCTCTTCATCATCGTCTAACTCCGCCGCAATCCTAGCTTTGTATTCGGGGTCCTCCCATGGGTGCAAAATCAAAAATAGCTTCTTTCCGCTAAATTTCTCCTCGCCAGAGAATACGGCATCTCTATAAATCCTAATATCTCTGTACTGTTTCTCGACATGATAAAGCTCCGTTACTATTTCATCTCGCATTTCCCCCACGATATCCATATATTCTTCAAATGCTTCTTGAGGACTCATACAATCTTCAATATGTTTTCCCTCTTTTTCAGCATCGATTTCTTCGCCGCACTGTTCACACTTACTCATTTTTAATTTCCTTAATAGTTAAAACTCTAACACAATCTGACATTATTGTCAACCAACATCCCCTAACACATGGTGCCTTACCATACGCCCCCTACCCAACCCCGCCACAAACTCCGTCAACACCTCGCCATCGCTCCTAGTTTGAGCCCCGCCAGCGGTCTTTTTCCATTGCAAATGCACAGGCCCGCCTGAGCCATAGCACCCACCATTGACACCTTCCTCCTTGATGTCAATCCTCTTCTTAGACCCTCCGTGAGCGGTAAACTTTACAACAAAGTCTCGTCGAGGTCTAGCGCAAAGCGGCCCCTTGTCACCACCGCACCCCTCACAGGTAACGTGTTCAATGTATTCAGCGGGGCACCGAACAAAGCGCACCCCCTCGATCCGTTCCATCTTCTCATCTTGGTCAGAAGGCACGACAATCACTGTTGGATACCCCTCATTAAACGAAGCTATTGCTTCGCTTTCCGTATCCGTGGAAATGTTAATCGTAGTTTCAGGCCCATCAGTAGTACCTGGAAGGGGGATAGCTCCACGTGGGAAGTGTGAGTACGTCCAACTCATTCCATCTTCAGGTACGGCCTTAAGTAGTGCCTGTAAGTACTCTGCGTCAACCTCGTTTGAGCCTTGTCCGTGGTTAGGCTTTAATGGACATGTATTCGGGCAAGTCGAATACACATTGCCAGCACCTGCGCGATACGTAGCAGCGATAGCGCCAAGCTTCTTGTTGGAAGATTTTGTAATTGTCTTTAGCATTGTTTAATCTTTTCGGAAACTAGGTAGACTACGTACAAAGGCGTCTAATGCTTCCAGCTTTGTTGCTCCGCAACCCACAAGAGTGAGACCTAGTGTAGTTGGGTCTTGACCCTTACAAAACCATACACCTTCTATAGTGGATAGCTCCGGCTTAGGCTCCATGTTTTCCAGGTAAATCTCAGCGAATCTGTCAGCAGACAGGCTATTGGTATCAGCGTTTTGAGTATACATATTACAATTACCAGGCTAAAGAAAAGGCCTTGGATAGGCCTCTTCGAGTTGTTACTAATTACAGGACGTTCCCGTCGATCATGTACGGAAACACTAAAGCTTCGAACACATCACCCGCAACCTTCGCTGCAAGGGATTCTTCCCAGACATCATCCAGCGCATCATTGCACTGAATCCGGGCGTGCTTCATGATCTCTCGTACAACAGCGATATGCAGAAACCTGCTCGGGACCAGCTCACTCTTCGCTGTCACCATTTCCGGGGCCAAGTCAATCGAGAAGCTTCCGCATCCAGTGAAGGTTGCTTCTTCATGAAGGGTGATTTCACAGGTACCATAGTCATCAGTCCAATCCTCCTTCGTTAAAGGTGATCCCATCTCGAATAGTTCCCATTGGAACAGGCCTGCGTCGTTGGCACGTTCGATGGCAATCTCCCGGCCGATTCGCTTGTCGTAACGATCCTTGTCGTTGCAGATTGCGATGCCGTAGTAGATTGTGAATCCCGGGTATCCGCTGGGCTTCGTATGGCGGTAAACCTTGAAAGCCAGTGTGATGCCACCCTTCGGATCGACTTCTTCCATCACACGGTCTTCCTTACGAAGATGAGTGATATGGTATTGGCGATGGTGATCTCGGAGAAGATTTTCGATTTCTGCGACGGGGACTTGAGTTTCGACGATTTCGGACATGGCATTTCCTAGTAATAGAAAGAGAAAAGCCCGGAGGTTAGTCCGGGCCGTGTTTACTTCAGACCGATGATTTGGATTTCTACTCGGCGGTTCTTCGTGCGACCTTCGTCGGTATCGTTGCTGGCGACAGGTTCTTTTTCACCTTTCCCGTAGGAGATGAGCTTGTTCTTGTCCACGCCCTTTCCAATCAAGTGAAGGCGTACGGCCTCTGCTCGTTTGTAGGAAAGCTTGACGTTATAATCATCGCCCCCCTTTGAGTCAGTGTGACCGATAACAGTGATAGACGCAATGTCCACCCCATGCAGGCCTTCTGATAGCGTATCCAATGCCTTCAACCCTTCCGCTTTCAAGTCCGCCTTGTCGAAGTCAAACAATGCGTCGGCGGAAAGGGACACCTTCTTCACTGCTGGCGGAGCCGGAGCCGGGACCGGAACCTCGACAGTGACGATCTTCGGTTCTGGGGCGGGCTGAACTTGAGGCTTCAGGCATTCTTTCATGGAAAGGTCGCGGTCTTCAGGACTGATCTCCATTTCAACGCCAGTCGCTTTGTACATGAACTTCGCTTGAAGCTTTGCAGCAGTTGCGAATTTGCAAGTACGAACCAGTGCCGTGTAGTTGTCCTGGAATTCGCAGAACTCACGCACCTTCTGTGTTGAACCTGAATCCGAGTAAGCTCCGAAGAGAATGCCTTTAGCACTCGATTCTGATGTCACGCAAAGCGTAGCCATCGGCAACCCCGGTGCAGTAGCCAGACTGCCGAAGCCGAGTGCGGTTGCACGGGAAGTCTGAGGCCCGGCCCCCCCAATGTTCAGCTCGTTGTTGGCACCTGCACTGGTGCCGACTTGAGTGTCAGAAGTGGATTGAGCATTTGCAGCACCAGGGGCAACCAGTGCAAAGATGAAAGCAAGGATACCGGCGAAGCAGATCTTTTCGCCGAACGTGAGTTTACGGTTCATGAAATTTCCTTGTTAGAAAGGGTTTGTGATAGCGGTCAGGAGAGATTCCTGCCGCTGGAGAAACTGGATTACTTGACCGAGAACGTGGCCTTGGCGTCAGCCGTAGATCCTGCTGAAACATTGCCTGCACCGGGTGCCAGCATCACACCGTCCACAATCACGCCGTTGCCGTAGCCGCCAGCTTCCGTGAAGATGTCAGTGTTACCCTTGCCGAGCAGATCCGTTGCACACTCAGCCAACGATTTCGTTGCAGAAGCCGTAGCGACTGAGGTGGCCTTGGTTGAAGCGCCGCCTGCTGCACCTTGACCGTTCGTAGACGACAGGGATGCTTTTGCTCCACCGACGCCGCTGAAGTAGCCTGAATCAGCAACAGACTTGGCACCCAGATTGATGCCATTCGAAGCGTAGTCTGCGGTAGCCTTACCGCCTGCAACAGCAGAGCCATTAAAGGTAGACGATCCGGTATAGTTACCGGAACCAACGGTGAACGTGACGCCGTCAACAGAGCCACTTGAGGTGGCCTTGGTGCTCAGCGGGTTGCCAGGAGTAGCCGATGCAGTGGCTTTGATCGAACCCACGCCAGAAGACTGGCTATATGCATTGCCGATGCCCTGCAGACTGACGTGAGAGCCTGAGGTAATCTTGGTGACACCTCCGACTTTGCCAGCACTGACGCTTGCGCTGCATGACCCGCACTCACCTGCGTAAGAGGGGAGCATGAACCAGAACAAGGTGGTGATGACAATGATCGTTGCAGCGGTCCACTTGAATGACTTGGAGGATAGAAGGCTGTGGCCGGCGGCCATGAAAGAGGTAAACATAAATACTCCTTGAAAAAGGTTGAAGTTACGGGCGGGAGAAATTCAGAACGGTGCAGCTCAAATACTTGGCAAGAGCTACTCGACGGAACGACATGTCAAGATAGGTATCAAACCAAGTTGAAACACATTTATAGTCAGTGATGGCCTTGTCTTTGATCATCGAGAGCAGGACTTCTTGATGGGCTTCCTCCAGTCGAATGGTGAAACCTAGAAGCCGTGCGGTTGAAATACCCTCTGCTTCCAAGAACTCCATTGTCCGGTATTCCGCGATGTAAGGATCTCGCGGAGCTGGATCACTGTCTTGAAGAGGTGTCCAGACTTCTCGCATAGACGCTGGTGTCATGGATTGAAGCTTGTCATACCCTACCATTCGGCGAAGCTTTGTGAGCTTCTCGATAGGAAGAAGCGCAGTAACCGCGCTGACATGACCATTCATGTTGATGGTGCAAGCGTGAGGGTCCCACTCGTCGAGAGTTGTTTTATAGCAAGGTGCACCTTGCGTATGAAGTCGTCTGACGACAGTGTCAAACAAGGTTTGCTCGGTGCGCAGCGGCGGCTTGATTTCGGTTGCCACAGTGTTCCTTGAAGTAAAAGTATAAGAGCGAAGGTCGATTTTAGGTATTGTCTTCCTAATTCTCTTATACCAAAGATGTCAGTTGTAATTGAACATGTTTTAGATCTTTAGATTATACTGAAGAATCTTTCTAAACTGAATCCATTCCCTAAAATTCCCATTCAAATCTCTGAACTTGAACCATCGAGTATCCGGTTTAGCCTGATGTTCGAAAGGTGTTGCATGAGGGAGATCTGGAGGTGCACTATGAAGACGGGAAAACAGTTTCAGGTTTTCGTCAGGGGACGATGCGCTTCCATCCGCATGGCGAGCGTAAGAGGTTCTTGCACAGCATGCAGAAGAGATCTTACAAAGATCAAGATTAGAATATTCATCGCGCATTTCAAGAGGTATGTACGGCAAATGAAATTCTTTATTACCAAGTTCACGAGGTACAGACTCGTTCATGGCATTCTTAATCGCCTGTGTAAGATGGGCGATCTCCTCCTGAGCCATGTGATGGTCACGCAAACCGAAGAAGTTGTCGTACTCCGTTGCAGTCATCACAACTTTGATTGGTGAAAACCACTCAAGGCAGCGATTAGCCCATTGCTTGTGAAGGCCCAGCTTCGCCAGAGCTTCGGCAGTTGAGGTACAGGCTTGAGCCAGGTTTGCCCAAAGTTCTTTTGCGATTTCTAAGTCTTCCCCTGTTAAATTCTCAAGGCTTGGCTGCATGCCTGATTGATTTTTACCCCAACGAACCGGCTCTACGAATTTAAACTTAGCTCGATCGCTCAGCTTATTGACAGGAATTGCTCTGCTAGAAGAGGCTGAAATAGAGAGCATGCGATGCTTCAGGTGCTCTGCATGAACATATCGTGGATATTCCAGCTGTAGCGTAGTGATGCGCTTGCCTCCATACTTGGAGACACTATCCTCAATTACTTCTGCAGTAATTGGATAATCGAGCGGCATAGGAGGAATGTCGTAGTAACTGATTGGGATATAGCTTTGTTTATGCATTTTCGTTTAAAATTGTGAAATATGAATCCAGTCAATCGCTATCTTCAACAATTGTCAAAGAATAGTCCAAGCGGACTGGTACGCTCGGGAGCAAGTATTGTACACGGCGCAGCAAAGGCTGTCGATACCGTTGGCGGATTTTCTGCTAGAAAAGTTAGAAATCAAGCTGACTTGGCAAAGCACATGGCAAGCCATGCACCTAACAAGTATTCAACTCGTGTAGCTATTAAATTGCATGATCGTGCAGAAGGTATGCGAAAGAACACGCGTGACGCCCGTGCCGTTGCAGGTGTTCTCGGAGGCGGTGCGTATGTTGCAAATAAAGCTGGACAAAACAATCAAAGTAGTGTAGACTATTCGTCTTATCCTTACTAAACCTATCAAATCAAACACATGACCTATTTTCTTACCAATCTCAACGAAAACTCAACTATGGTTTTCAAAGCCGGCGCTCTTGAAATCAAGCCGGGCCAATCAAAGCGTGTCTCTGAAATCGACGTAAAGTCTGGCCTATTCGATGATTTCATTAGCCGTGACTTTGCGGTTCTTGTTGAGTCAGAAGTGATGCCACCCCCGATGTACGCAGAAAAGAAGATTGTCTCAGCCTCTCTCGACACTCGTGAGGGTATCAGTGAAGATGAGCTTAAAGAATTCCTAGCCAAGAAGAATGGTAAAGTTGTCGATGACAACGGCACTCGTGTTACCCAATTCGGACAAGGTTAAGCCATGCCATTCTTTGCTAAAAACCTAACTGAAACCTCTACCCTTCTATTCAAGGGTGGCTTTGTTGAAATCAAGCCAGGTCAAACCGTCCAAGTTATCGAACGTGACGCTCGTTGGGGCGTATTCCGTGAGGCAGTCGCCAGCGGCAAGGTTGAACTCTATGAAGCAGCAGAGCCACGTGAAAGCAATCCTAGTTCACACGAGGTTACCTTTGTAGCAGCTGAGGTAGTGCCTGAAGTAGTACAGGGCATACTTGAAGTAAACGCTGTTCACGTTGAGCCGGAGATTGTCGCAATTCAACATACCCAGGTTTTTGTTCCTGTCGTTGTTACTCAAGCAGAAGTTCCTGCAGAAGTAGTTATTGACATGGTCTCTGAAACGATTGTAATCCCCGCTGAAGTAGTAGAAGCTGTGCAAATCGAAGAAGAAGTGAAAGTTCCTGAAACGATCGTTGAAGAGATTGTACCTACTACCCCTGTCGCACCAGTAGAGGACGCCCCAAAGGTTACTCGTAAGTACACTAAAAAGTAAAACATAGTTTATGCCAAACATCCTCTCTGTCGATGAAGTACGGGCTTACCTCGAAGATTATCCGGAAGTAAACCTACTTCTTGACAAAGAGGAGTTTAGCAACGCCAAGATTCAACTTTGCATCAGTCTTGGTGCAGACGAATACAACAACATGCCGCCGAAGGGTGGATACACTTTAGAGAACTTTCCGTCAAAGAGCATTCTTCTTCAAGGTACTCTTTGGCAATTGTTCCAGTCAAAGGCGGCTATCGCAGTCAGAAACCATATGTCTTATTCAGACGGCGGCATTCAAATCCCGATCGAAGAAAAGTATGAAATGTGGGCTAGCCTTGCGAATACACACAAGGCTAGCTTCGTGGAGTCAGCTAGTAAGTTGAAGATTCATGAAAACATGCAGGCTGGCTGGGGGAGCGTAAGTTCCGATGAGTCATATTTTCCAATATGGTAGTATCTACTAACACTTTGAAGAACTAAGCGGGCACTAGGCCCGCTTTTTTATGCTGTGAATTTATGCATTCGTCCGCATTTACTACACCTAGATACATAATCAACGGTTGTCTGGTATCTAATGATTTCAAAATGTACGTATATATGGTCGCAGCCACCAACGAACCAAATCCAAAATTTTTTAAGCATTATTAATCCAAGTAGTCGTTGTAAACAATAGAAAGAGGATAAGTTTTATTATGCTTAACTGCCGGGTCTTTCATGTATATAACTGCCTCACTCTTTTCAAAAAACTCTCTCCTTGAGGCTATAGAATAATTTCTTAAATTACATGCAAAGATCTCTTTAACCATAAGCTGAGATCTATCCCCGGCCGGATAAATTAGGTAGAAAGGCTCATGATAAAATTCTCCTTTTCACATTTCCACATTCACTGCACTGAAGATAGAATACTTTGCCGTAAGGGGTGCCAACTCCACTTTCACCATCGACCAGGTAGTTCTGCTCCAGAATAACCCAGTTATGGTCGCAGCCACCAACGAACCAAATCCAAAATTTTTTAAGCATTACAAAAACCCAACCTTTCTTCTTACCTTAGTTGTACCAACCCGAGAAAGGTTAGTGATTTCAGCAAGTGTATATTGCCGATCCTCAATGAGAGGATAGCACTCACCTTCAAACGTTCTGTAAACAGGGTTATTTTCTTCCCCGTAAAAGTCCTTAGCCACTGCCTTAGCCTCTTCAAAACTCAAGGTCCTGAAGTGGAGTACCTCATAGCATCGGCCAGGGCGAATCAAAGCCGGATCAATCTCGTCTGCAGAAGGAAGGTTTGTCGTGAAGATAATCTTCTTTCCTTTCATAGGGCTGACAAGGCCATTCGACACATTCAAGAAGCGATGCATCATCTGATTGCCATCTTTACGAGAGCCTATAAAGTTGTCCGCATCCTCGAAGATCATCGCCTCCATATTACGGTCTTCAGTGAACTGAGCAAAGATCCCATCTTCTGCAAGAAGGTGAGAATCATAAGTCACGCAGGCTTGACCGTTCATCTGAGCAATGAGACCCTTTAGGAACGAGGTCTTGCCGGTTCCAGGGGGACCAATCAGGATAAGAACAGAAGCCTTGTCGTTCAAGTAATCCTTGGCGTACTCTTCTACTGACTTGCCAATCCAAGGATAGGCAGAAGGAATAGGATCAGTAGTATCCAAGGGCACACGTCGAACCTGCATCTTGTTATAGTTAGGGCCAAACATCCAGTTGATGTACTTAACCTTATCCAGAAATCCGTACTTGTCCTTCTGGGAATTAATCCACTCTTCAGATTCTTTTTTACGGCCAGTGGCTTCGAGGTTGATTTCATCCCCCTCAATCATCGCATAAACCCAGCCCCATTCGAAGAACAAGTAGCACAGCTCGTAGTTAACAAAGAAAGGGTGGCTGTGTTCGGACGATGCCCATTCATTGATCTTGAATCCAGCAGGGCAGGTAAGGTTCTTGGATACACAAAGGAATGGGACTCCTTGCTCGTGAAGCTGAAGAATCTTGTTTTGAACAATGAAGTCCGTAGCAGATCGAACGACAATCTTTGCGGAGTCATTGTCTACCCTAGAGCAATCACCCGGCCTTTCCCGAGAGGCGGTGCTTCGTGCATAAGCACGAACTGCGGCTGTGTTCTCTTCGGCAAGCTCTTTAAGCATTTGGTCGATACTCGACTCATCAAAATTTTCCATGAAAAATCCTTGTTTAATCTAACAAAAAAGAGGCTTGAGAAAATCCCAAGCCCTAAGAAACTGGGTTAATCGAGGTGTAAGCTTTCATCCATCTTGAAGTCTTCCGGCATCAGGTTGAGCTGATCGAAGACCATGAAGGAGATTGCAAACAGGATAACCATGGCTGACATCACGAAGGGGATGAAAGCCTGCAAGAATGCTGCAATGGCACCTAGAAGGCCGATCAGGATCCCTGAACGGATCAGCCCTGCGTCGAGCATTGTGTCGGCCAGGATGAGGCTGATCTTTTGAGACTCTCGAACAATGGAGTTGAACGTCTTGCCATATGCCAAACTGAATTCTATCTGAGCTGCGCTCAGCAGGCCTGCGCCGCAGAAGAGAAGGGCGAGGATGATGCTGGCGGAAACGAACGTGACTTGCGAGAAGAAGTAAAGATCGGATGCGGACATGAGAGACTCCTGGTTGAGGGTGGGTAGAGCGGGGTATGTGCTCATACTATTCTTATACCAAAAAGGAGTTGTAAATTGAAAGAGGTCCTTTCGTTTATCTAAAAACAAAGCGCTTCCATTTTAACTCATAGTCAACTAGCGTTAGAGTAGTTGACAAGCTTGCAGGGTTATTAAGTTAGTCGTTACTAACGTTCATTTTTATCATTTACAGAATTTGGAAATTTGTGTTGCTTAAAAATGAGGCAACTTTTTCTTGTTTGTCCAATTTTGTCCAAAAATTGTCCAGTTTCTAAAAACAGAAAGTAGACACTTCCAAAAAATAAGTTGTTGATTCTACTGGGGTTTTGAGGCTCGAAAATTAAA